CTCCGCACATGTCATTTGACATGCTACTTGTGTTTAGTTAAACTAAATTTCCAAGAGCGATCTTACAATTCATCACTGTCAATTAGCGCTTTCGCAGCTGTCTTTGTCGTGATTTATTCAGTCCGTTTTCTTCTTATCCAAAAACAAAACCATGTCCTTGTCGTAGTGTTCGATTCTCAAACCCTTCAACAATGGCTCTAACGCTTCACGCGTTCCAAATTTATACCAATTGTTATCTTTAGCATTCTGCCAATACCAAGTATTGCCTGAATGTTGTAATCTAACATTGTTATCTGTACTAATATTCATTCCCTTCTTGTAGGGAATATACTTTCCAAAATAATAAATTCTCATTTTTTCTTGTTCATCATCTGTACCCACCGGTGTTGACTGTTGTTTGATGTCACTTGGCGCTTTAGCAGCCGTGGTTGTCTCATTCAACAATTTAAATCCTCATACCGGGTTTCTATGGAATGCAACTTGTAATGCATTTCGATTATGATAACCATCCCCAGACTAGCACTCAACTTGAATTGTGCTGGCATCCCGGTAACCACTGTACCTCGCATCATCCTGCTCAACTTGAGTCCAGGAGCTGTTGTCACTGACACAGTAGGGCCACGATTAAAATCGGTATGCATATATGAATGTCCTGATGTCATTCCTAGGGTTCGAGTATGAACACTCGATCCAATATTGCAAAACCCGAAATTTATGTACTGGTCCTTAGCTGTCGCGGTATAATGTACTACAGTTTTTTCTAACTCCAAAACTCCACTCTCATCGAACTGAGAGGGAGTGAACGAAGCCAGACTTCTCTTGATACTGTATTTCTTTGCCGTTGCGCTAGCGATTAACGTATAATTCCAGCAGTAACTGTTTATAGCGGGTAACGCTACTTGTTCAAATACTACTGGTTTTCCACCTGCATTGAGTACTTCTTCTTGATGTGACATAATTGATCTTCACAATTTACTGGCTTACAGTTCACTCTGCAAGTATCTGTATAGCTGTACTCAGTGCTCGAAAAGCAGTTTCTGTCTCTGTTGCTCTTGCTACAACGTAATCACTAATTGCTTTTTCCACAGAAAATGCCAATGAACCATCAACCCTAGCTGCAGACAACTGGCTAGCTGCTTCCACTGACTCAACTGTCAACTCAGCATCACTTTCTGCACCTATAGGCAATACCACTAGCTTGTTCCAAGGTAACTTGGTGGTCCCTCCTTGTTTTCGCCAATGAAACATTATATCATTTATCATCTGTTGACACTCTAACTCTTCTTCATTCATAATTTCATACAACTGATCTTTGAGCATGTAATTGTGAGAGAAAAGTTCAAAGTATCCCAATGCTATTTCATCAATTTTTCCTCGCTCAATCTGGCCGAGTAATCTGCTGAGTAATATCACAGGATCCTTATAGAGTATGCCGTTTTTGACTTTAAATGATACAAATTCACCTACATCACTGACCCCGCGCTTTTCCACGCACCAATCAAGATGTTCCCAAAGTCTCCAGTTTTCGTTTATCGGCATGTCGGCTTCACGGTATGTATCATCACCACTTTGAGCTATTGGAGTGAATGCAGGCAAATCGTACTTGAGACATTCTCTAGCCAAACAGAACATAGTGTTGATTAGGTATGTAAATATTTCGCCTGACATGGTTGCTAAACCAAGTACTTTTTCACGAACTTCGAAAGAGCACTTGTCTTCAACGTATAACTGCACAATTTCTGGTGGAACGTCATATCTCTGCATTAAAAGACTCATCAAGTTCACTGCGCCTCCGCGAACAGTTCCATCTAACCCGCTCATATCCAAAGCTTCATGATTGACAAAGCCACTGGTCCAGTTCAAGAACCAATCCTTGGCATCCTCAATACTTTTCTTTGCGTGTATATAAATCCACTTTGGTAGTTCAGCAAGGATTTGATCGAGTAAGTACATTCCAACCCATCCAAAGTTGTACAAATATTCATCTCCACGGACGAATATTGGCTGAGCTGGTTTAGCTTCTTGATGAACCTTTTCTTTAAGCTTCCACTGATTCTTCATTGAAAAGAAATTGCGAAATTCAGGTTCAGCTCTATTCAAGCTCATTGCAGATAAGGCCTCCGAACGCTCTGCTCGTCTTTTTTGAAAAGCCATCTTGTACCTGGCAATGTCGACGTCTTCTAGCACTTGTTTTCTTTCGGGATCCCACTGTGCAGTTCTACACAGAGCTTGATACAGTGCAAGACCATAACCTTCTGTTTCTTGTACTTCCTGTAAATTTTCTAAGTACGTACCGAAACGAATGCGTTGTTCTATACCACTTTGGAAGGTGGCAGGTTCATTTGTTTGTAAAAGACCAAATGAAAGAGAACTCGGCATGTAGTAATCAGGTCGGTCTTTGACTGGTAGCCTTTCCCACTGTTTGAGCAACTTTCTAGACGTGATGCCTTGTTTCCGTGCTATTTTCTGCCTCAACTCATAGTAATTTGTCTTGAGTCTATGAATATCGGGCTTCTGTTCGCTCAAAATGCCTCTCCAAGATAACTCTGCGGCCAACCTCTCTGGTACCAAGCACTTCCGTGATTCCAACAAAGTTTCAACATTAACGGTCGGCAAGTGTGTTCTTACTGTTGCCTGTGCCATGATTCCGCCCCTAGGGACGGTTTCTTGTGTTGTGCCTTCTTGAAACTCATAAATTCTGGACTTGAAAGTGTGCTTGTCTGCGTAAAAACCATCGAAAGCCATTGCTGCACCTACTTCTGGTGCATACCCTGGGATTAAATCAGGGAAGCGTGCCATAAATGACATATTTGAGGCCTCTTGCCAAGGTTTCTTTGTCCTAGTCACAACGTCGTCAGGCAAAGGATCATCCAATACTTCATCGATTCGATAACTGTGCTCTGGAACGATCGTCACCGGATAACCGGGTCGATAATTGTCCTCGTACCAGAATAAATGACGTAGGATCCTGTCATCGCTCAAATGAACTAGATTTTGTTGCGTGTAAATGAACGACCTTACTATAAGAATGTGTTGAGCACGTGTAAGCACTGTGTGTAGCAACTTGTAACTATGCCACTTCAATACTTTGTCATTGATTTCTATTATCGCCAATGGAGCAGTTAACCCCTGTGACCCAGCAAATGTAACAGCATCTTGTTCTGCTATGTCATTAGCCCAGAAGGTTTGTCCATGCCCGGCATAAAAGAATTCACAGCCTAACCACATTTCCTTAATTTTGTCGTCTGTCATGAACGGGAAATTTGTTTTCAGGTCTGACCAAACAGCCGGCATTGATGTTGTGAAATGTATACCTCCATTATCAGGTCTAAATGACAAGGTGCGCATGAAATTCGCCACATTTGGTCCGAATCTAAAAGTGCCCCGAATGTAGCTTTTGTTCAATTTGCTTAACAGTGCTGCATTTCCAAGGATGGATTTGTCATTCAACCTACATCTGGCTTTTGGTTCGTGCCATTCACTCTGGTATCTATCACAACAAAAGGCAAAATGTCGTACATGACCAAAGATAATTGCAACTAGATCCATGTAACCTTTAGGGAACTTGTCCTCATCCCATATCATTACCCAACCCCAGGCTCCACTGGCCAATGTTCTCTCAAACGTAGTTAAGTAATTAAATGGAGTGCCTTTGTTTGTGTCGGGCATCCGATCTCTCACTGACAATTTTGAGGCCCAGTCATCTCTCAATGTAGTAGTTGGCAAACTGACATTGAAAGCATTCTCTTTGTGATATTTTTTATTCTTGAGGATAGTAACCAAATCATGACTTTTGCCACTACCAGCATCCCCTTCAAAGAAGTACAAAATCCTTTCTACTGGTTCACTGGTGCTGCATATGGCTTCCCACGTCTTGAGTGTCTCTTGATTGACTGCCACTTCAGCAAAAGTACCTGTGCCCCCATCGATGATTTCTCTTACATACTGTGCTGCTCGCTCTGCATTTGGGACCCACTTGACCCCTTGGCAACCTTCGATTTGTTCTATCTGTTTTACCAGGTTCTTTGCAACTGGCGGCATTCCGTTCTGGGGTAGCTTTGGTTCTCTTATAACCATCATCCCCTTGACTTGTCTGGGCCAAACATGGTTTTGTGCAGCCGAGTAATTGAGTGCAACTGTTTGTTTTGTGTCTATTCCATAGCGGAAGACAACAATGTCGTTTCTGTCTATGAACTCAATTTTAACATCGTACCTACACCCGACAGCTTCACAAAGATTCAAAGGGAGCATGTCGATGTCTGTGGTTTTCAAATCTCTTGGCCAAGCTCTGTTCATAGCTGAGTAAATTTCTCCTGGGCTTTTTCCCAACCCATAAGACAAAGCTTGCAACAAGCAATCTTGTACAGGGTAATCAGCCATGGGATAATTTATCAACTTATAAGGTTCTCTGCGTATCCTACGATCTTGACTTGTAGGAAATAGC